AATCCACGCAGAAAAAAATCCCGGTAGCGCTCAAAACGAGCCGCCGGCCGAGGAAGAGCCGCGATGAAGCGCACCCGCCGGATATGTGCCCACCCCGGCTGTCGGGAGCTGACCGAGGGCAAGTGGTGTCCCGAGCATCAACCCGCCCCGCGCCAACGCCGACCGGACAAACGGCCGGGCAGTAGGGAGCGCGGCTATGACGGCAAGCATGAGGCGGCGCGCGAGAGCTACCTGACACTGCACCCGCTGTGCGAGCGGTGCGGCAAGGCGGCAACGGTGCTCCATCACCGCAAACCGATATCAGAGGGCGGCGCCCGATTAAGCTCCCGAAACTTTGAGGCGCTCTGCCGAGACTGCCACGAAGCAGAGCATGGCAGGCAGAAAAATCACAGATACCATATACAGGAGGACAAAAATGACAGACAATAAAATCACGATAAAAACCGTCATCGAGTTGTTAAATGAAATCGCGGAGAAGGTACAGCGGGAAGCCGGCGCAAACGCCGCGGCTGAGCTGCTGGAGAGCATCGCGAACAAGGCGCTCGAGGAACTTATTAGCCTGTGCAAGTGGTGGACATATGTTGACCGCGGCGATGACCGGGGAGGATATACAAGCGGTCAGATGCGGGTCTGGATGCGGGTGCTGAGCATGTACGGCTTTGAGCCCTGCGTCGACTGGCTGGGCAACAGACCGCGCCGGCTGACTATTAACAACGCCGTCGTGTGGACGGCCGGCGAAAAAAGCGAACGAAGAGAGGAATAACCGATGGTTATAGATCGAGTGAAACGAACAGCGGAAAGGGTCAAAACAATTGTGTGCGGTTGTTTTTGGCTTACGGTTATGAGGTGGCTAAAAAAAGCATATGTCCGGGCAGTCGCAAAACCAGACCTCGGCACGCTCGCTCGTATGAACGCGCACATAGCTGAGATAGAAGCGCTTATAAACCAAGCAAAGAAAAAAAGGGGGACGAAGATTGAATCAGGTCATTGACAAAATAGACGGCTTGTCGTTTTACACCGGATATTTGTATTGCTTAGCGGTGCAAATCACCTGCGGTCTGATCTATTGGCTTATCCGCAAAATCAGAACCGGAGCAAAAGCCCGCCGGCTAAAACGCGCCAGAGCCGAGAGGGAGTCCCGGCTTGAGGAACATCTGAACAGAACAGGAGGTTAAAACACATGCCGGTAGCTAAACCGATAAAATTACAGCGTCGGCACAACACTAACGCCGAGAAGGCACAGAGAGCCGCCGCCGAACAGGCGATGAAGACCGGCGAGAACTGGCGCGAGTCGCCGGAGGTCAAGGCGGAGCCGGTCGCCCACCAGCAGTGGCTGCGGCTCCGAAAGCTATACAAAAAATTAGGCATCGAAATCATTGACGCCTTGGACGAAAATCTTATAAACGACTACTGTCTTGAGGTCGCCCGGGCGGAACGTCTCCGCCGGGAAGAGGAGCAGACCATAGCGCTCTGCGAATCGGAGGACGCCGGCTCTCCGGATTGGCGCCAGCACATGCTGCTGCTTGACCGGGTGCGCGGCCGCATCCACGCCAGCAACGGCGCGCTGCAGAGGATGGGTCGTGCGCTGCTGCTCGACCCGCAGTCAAGGCTCCAGGCGGCGGCGAAAGCCCCGCCGAAGGAAGAACCCGAAGACCCGTTTGAGGTCATCGTCGGGGGTGTGGCAAAATAAGCAAAACAAACATTCAGAGCATCGGATAACCCGGTGCTCTGAATTTATGTCCTTGTGTTAATTGTGTGTTGGCTAATTATTTACTACAATCTGGGGCAACTTGTTCGTTTTGTTCGGTTGACTTTTGTTAAAATAGGGTTGCCAAGGAAAAAAATTACGCGAAAGGAGCGGCGAAAAATGGACGGCGAACTGACCGCGACCGAGACCCGCACGATGGGCGACAAGCGAGCGGACAGGGTTATCGCGTTTTTGGAGCTGCTCAAACTCACCGACGATTTTTACGGCAAGCCCTTCCGCCTGCTCCCCTGGCAGCGGGAGGTGGTGCGCGACGTCTACGGCACCGTCACTCCTGACGGTCTGCGGCAGTATAAGTACGCGTACTTAGAGATACCAAAAAAGCAGGGCAAATCCACCCTTGTCGGCGGACTGTCTCTCGCCCACCTGGTCTGCGACCCGCCGGGCGGACAGATCTACTACTGCGCCGCCGACAGGGAGCAGGCGTCCATAGTTTACCGTGCTGCTAAATCCATGGTGGAGCAGGAGCCGGCGCTGGGTAAGCGCATCAAGGTGCTGGACAGCACCAAGACCATGATCAACCGGGAGACCGGCACCAACGTCAAGGTACTGAGCGCCGAGGCGTATACCAAGCACGGTCTCAACCCGTCGGTGATTATTTTCGACGAGCTCCACGCCCAGCCCAACCGCGACCTGTGGGACGTCATGACCTACGGCTCCATGTCGGCACGCACCGAGCCGCTGCTGTGGGTCATCACGACAGCGGGCGACGACCCCGACCGCAAGTCCATCGGTTGGGAGCAGCACGAGCTGGCGCGCAAGCTGATAGCCGGCGACCTGGTAGACCCCACCATGTACGCCCGCATATACGGCGCCGACGACGAGGCGGACATCTACGATGAGCGGGTGTGGTGGGAGTGCAACCCGTCGCTCGGCGTCACGATTAAAATTGACACCCTGCGAGCCGAGGCGGCGAGAGCCCAGCAGGACTCGGCGGCGGAAAAGCTGTTCCGCTGGCTGCGCCTTAACCAATGGGTGCAGCTTAAGCGGCTGAGCTGGCTCCCGCTCCCGGTCTGGGACGCGTCCGAGCGGGTGGAAAACTGGCGCGAGCTGCTTCGGGGGCAGCGCTGCTACTGCGGCATTGACCTGTCGGCGATATACGACCTGACAGCCTTCGCGCTGCTGTTCCCGCCGACACAAAAGCGGGACAAGTGGGTGTTTTTCATCGACACTTTTTGCCCGGCGGAAAAGATACGCGAGCGGTCGGAGCGGGACAAGGTGCCATATGAGGATTTTGCCCGGGAAGGATTTTTGATACCCACCCCCGGCAACGTGATTGACTATGGCTTTTTGGCGCAGCATCTCAAAGCGCTGTCCCAACTCTACAACATCGAGTACTACTGCGCCGACCCCTGGCGGCTTGAGGACTTGCGGCAGCGACTGCCGGAGGAGCTACAAAACCGCACCCTGCAAATAAAGCAGGACATGGCGGGCATGTCGGGCGGCGTCCGCAAGCTCGAGGAGCTTTTTGGACACGAGGCGATAGTCCACGGCCGCAACCCGCTGGGTCGGTGGAGCTTTGGTAACACCATGGTCGCCATCGACGGCAACGAAAACAAAAAGCCGATGAAAAACCGCTCCATCGAGCGGATTGACCCCATCGTGGCGCTTATCAACGCCGCGGCCGGGGCTGACAAGTTGGAGGCGGCAACGCCCGGCTATGAGCAGCGCGGTATGCGCTCTCTGCTGGATATATAGGAGTGATTATAAATGCAAAAACCAAAACTGACGGCGGCTCAGCGGCTCAGAGTGCTGGCGTCGGGCGACATAGAGCCGTATGTAAGCCCGTATGTGCAGGCATATATCAGCGGTGACGATGTACAGCCCGCCGATGATGTAAAAATCGCGCCCGAGACGGCCATGAAGCTGTCGGTAGTTAACGCCTGCATCCGGGTCAGAGCCGAGACCTTTGCCTCGGTGCCGTTAAAGCTCTACCGCAAAAAAGAGGACGGGCGGGAGGAGGCAACCGACCACCCGCTGTATGACATGCTGCACGCCTGTCCGCTCCCGGACGGCGAGATGTCATCTTTTACGTTTAAGGAGACCCTTTCCGCCAACTTTGACGCCGCGGGAAATGCGGTGTGCGTGAGGCTCAAAAACGGAGCCGGCGAGCTGGTCGGCCTGCAGCCGGTCGGGCACGGGTCGCTTGACCTGACATGGGACAAGGCAAAACAAAAAGTAATCTACAAGATAGGCGGCAAGGAGTACCCCCGGTCGGAGCTGCTCCACGTGCCCAACCTCAGCTTTGACGGCCGCATCGGCCTGTCGCCGCTCGAGTATGCCGCTCAGAGCATCCGGCTCGGGCTTAACTATGAGCAGTTTTCGACGAGTTTTTACAAAAATGCCGCCATGCCGTCGGGCGTGTTTGAGCACCCGAGCAGCCTGAGCGACGCGGCGTTTAACCGCCTCCGGGAAGACCTCAGGAAAAATTACACCGGCATGGGCAACCGCGGCGTCCCGATGATCCTCGAGGAGGGTATGAAATGGCAGCCGGTGACCTACAAGCCCGCCGAGGCGCAGCTGCTTGAGAGCAAGCAGTTTCAGGTGGAGGACATCTGCCGGATTTTCCGGGTGCCGCAGCACCTGGTCAACAAATTAGATCGGTCGACCTACAGCAACATAGAGCAGCAGCAGCTGGAATTTATTATGTTTACCATGCTGCCGGTTTTTAGACGATTTGAAGACTGTATAAACTCTCAGCTTTTGACGCCCCAAGACCGACGGAGCGGCCTGTATGCCGAATTTAATATAGACGGGTTATTGCGGGGCGATCAGAAGTCAAGAGCCGAGGCCTACGCACTCGGCAGACAGTGGGGCTGGCTGAGCGTCAACGACATATGCCGGTTGGAAAACCGGCAGGGCATCGGTGAGCAGGGAGATATATACCTGTACCCGGTCAACATGGGCGACGCTCGCAGCCTCACCCGATAAATACCACCACTGAGGAGGTGATAGATAAGTGGCATGGAAATTTTACAACAAAGCGCCGGAGGAAACGGAACTCCGGATTGACGGCGACATCGTGGACGACGGGGATGTCTGGTTTTACGAGTGGCTCAAGGAGCCCCACTCCGCGCCCAACAAATTCCGTGCGGAACTCGACAAGGTCAAGGGCAAAAAACTCACCGTCTGGGTCAACAGTCCCGGCGGGTCGGTATTTGCCGCCGCCGGCATGTACAACGCTCTCCGCTCACACAAGGGCGGCGTGACCGTCAACATCGACGGCGAGGCGATGAGCGCCGCGACAGTCGTCGCCATGGCGGGCGACACCATCAACGTAAGTCCGGTATCGGTGATGATGATCCACAACCCGCTGGTGGGTTACAACAGCGGCGGCGACGCGGCGGAGCTGAGACGGCTGGCAGGTGTGCTCGACGAGGTCAAGGAGAGCATCCTCAACGCCTACGTCATCAAAACCGGCAGAAGCCGAAACGATATAAGCGCGCTGATGGACGCCGAGACCTACATGAGCGCCGCGACGGCGATTGAGGAGGGCTTTGCCGACGGCTACGTCGATTTCGGCGACGACAAACCAGCTCCCGCTCCCGTGGCCATGAAATTCGCGCGGTCGATAGTCAACCGCGCGGACGAGGAGGCGCTGACCCGCTTCCGCGACAAACTTGCGGCGGAAAACGCCGCCGCGGAAAAACAAAAAACAGAAACAGCCAGAGCAAAAGCCCGGCTGAAATTAGCAATGGAGGTAAAGCCATGAAAACCAAATCCAAGGCAATGAGGGAGCTCGAAAGGCTCTTTGACACCGCCAAGACGGAGGCAAATAGCCTCATAGTGGACGAGGCCGCCACCGTCGAGGCAATCAACGCAGCCCGCGACAAGCTTGCGGGCATCAACGCAAAGATTGACACCCAGCGCCTGCTGGACGCCGGCAAGACCTTTGACGACGCCGGCGACGAGGTCAAGGACACCACTCCGGTCAACGCGCCCCACATCGAGGTGGGCATGTCGCCGCTGTTTAAAAATTTCGGCGAGCAGCTGACCGCCATCCGCAACACCGCCCGCGGCGTGGTTGACGAGCGTCTCGTGCGTATCAACAACGCGGCAGCGGGCGCCAACACTGCCGTAGGTTCCGAGGGCGGCTACCTTGTGCAACAGGAGTTTGCGCAGAGTATTTTTGAGACCGCGGCAACCACCGGCAACATCCTGTCCCGCGTGGACAGTCATGCCATCGGCGACAGCGCCAACGGCATCGTGTGGCCGGACATCGACGAGACATCGGTGGCATCCAGTATCTACGGCGGCATCGTCGCCAACTGGGTAGCCGAGGGCGAGGCGGCGCCGGCGACCAACGCCAAGTGGACGCAAAAATCGCTCCGCTTACAAAAACTCATCGGCCTTGCGTACGCGACGCAGGAGATGGGCGAGGACTACGCTCCGCTGTCGTCCTTTTACGCTCAGGCGTTTGCCGAGGCAATTACCCGCGAGTCGGAGGCGGCTATCGTAGCCGGCACCGGCGTCGGTCAGCCTCTGGGTATACTTAAAGGCGGCGGTTTTGTGACGGTGTCCAAGGAGTCCCAGCAGGTGGCGGCCACCATTAACTGGGAGAACATTACCAAGGTCTACAACCGCGCTATCAAGACCAATCGCCCTGGCCTGGTATGGCTCGTCCACCCTGACGCGGTACAGCAGCTTGACTTTTTGGCACAGGTCATCGGGTCGGGCGGCGTACCGGTCTATCTGCCGGCGGCTGCTGTCGGCTCGGTGCCGGCTCTCAAGGGTATTCCGGTCATCGAGTCTGACCACTGCTCGACGCTGGGCACCGCGGGCGACATCGTACTGGCTGACCTTAAGCAGTATCTCTGGATATACAAGGGCGGCGTTAAGTACGATACCTCTATCCACGTCAAATTCGATACCGCGGAAAACGCCTTCCGGTTTATCTTCCGCGCGAACGGCTGTCCGAAAAAGGACAAAGCACTGAGCGTCAAAAACTCCAACAACACCCGCAGCTATTATGTGGGCATCGCCAACAGGGCTTAAGGAGGCAAGTAAATGAGATCTATTGTCGATATCAAAAAGACCATCCTGATTGCCGGCGGCGGCACCGGCAGCGCCGTGTCGGGTTATGCAGCCCCTACCGCCGGCATCAATGAGGCGGCGGTTGTCTGTGAAGTCAACATGGGCAACTCCGCCGACCTGGTGCTGAGCCTCAAGACGGCAACGGCCGCGGCCGGTACCGGAGCCGCCGATTTTGCCGCCGACGTGCCGATATTTGTCGACGGCAAGTATGTCGGCGTCGATAAGAGCCACACGGTGAGCTATGTCGCCGACGGCAACAACAAGCACATCGTAGAGTTTCTGATCCAGCCCGGGCTGCTCAAGGGCGTGGAGTATGTCGGTATTTCCGCCGGCGTATCCAACGCCGCAAACACCCTTGCGGCTCAGCTGGCCGAGGACACCTACTACAAGCCGGTAGCAAGGTAAGCTATGCTGACCTACAGCCGCGCATATGACGCCTCAGCCGCCGAGCCGGTGACGGTGGCCGAGGCAGCGGTTTATCTGCGCCTGATAGATCTGGACGACGAAGACGCCGTCCTCTCGCGGCTGATCACCTATGCCCGCGAGTTTGCCGAGACCTACTGCCGGGCGGCATACAAGCCGCAGACGGTAACGGCTCAGGGGTGGCTCGGGCAGGGCGTGACCCTCCCGCTTTGGTCGGTCGGCTCGGCTGTCGCGCAGATCACAATCACCGGCAGCGGCGGCGGGGTCGTCGCGCAAGACCCGTCAAAGTTTGTCGTGTCGTCTGAGGGCGTCATCACGTCCACCGGCTTTGGCTCGGCGGTCGGCACGGTCGTGTACTCGGCCGGCTCCGCCTGTCCCGAGACGGTCAAGCGCGCCATCACCTATATGGTGTCGGCGCTCTACGAGGGGCGGGACAACCGAGACATGGACGAGGACGACGTCAACAAGATAACCCGCCGTATCCTGTCGCCCTGCAAGAGGGGGTGGTTTTGATGGCCGGCTACGGCAGCTACACTGTCGGACGCTACATCACCGTCGACCTGCTGACTTACACCTACACCGCAGAGGAGGGACATCAGCGCCGCATCGAGCTCGCCCACAAGGTGTGGGCGCGGGTGGAAAACATCACCCGCGCCGAGTACTTTGAAGCCGAGCGGGCGGGCATCCGTCCCGAGCTCTGCCTGAGTGTAAGGGCGCACCTGTACCGAGGTCAGGCGGGAGTCCGCATCCCCTCCGGGTCGGAGTCGGAGCCTCTTGAGGTCTACCGCACCTATACCGACAGCGGGCGGACGTCGCTCTTTTTGAGGAGGAGGTGACGCGCCATGTATCCCGACGATGCTATCAGGGCGGCGCTGGCTCCTCTCGGGCTTGACGTGGTTCGGGGCGCCTACATGGGCGACAAGCGGGAGTACATCACGTACAAGTATCACGCGATCCCCAACGCCCACGGCGACAACAGCCCCGACCAGCTGGTCTATCTTATCTGGCTCGACTACTGGTGCCTGGACGGCGCGGCAGACCGCCGCATAGTGCGGCGCACGATAATGCGGCTGCTGACCAACGCCGGATTTACCGCGCCGGCCGAGACCGACATCTCCGACGTCTGGGACAGGGCGCAGACCACCAATCGCGCTCAGGGCTACAGCTACGAGACCCAAGGTTGCGAGGGCTGGGTCGCCGCCACCGACGCGACACCGTAAGACCGCAAGGAGGCACTTAACAATGGCAAGATTTGAGACCGCCGGACTTGACGACCTTTTCCGCGAGATGGAGCTTGAGGGCGAGCTCGTCGGTGACACCGCCGACGAGATGCTCATGGCGGCCGCCGAGGTAATCGCCGAGGAGTGGCGCAAGTCCGCGGAGCGGCACAAGCACCGCGATACCGGCGACATGATTAAGTCAATCGGCTACCCCCGGCAGCCCAAGACTGCCCGGGACGTCCGTTACATCGACATCTACCCCCAGGGGCGCGACGAGAAGGGCGTTCGCAACGCCGAGAAGGCGTTTATACTCAACTACGGGACGAGCAAAAATCCGGGCTCCCACTGGATAGACGAGGCGGACGCCAACAGCGCCGAGCCCGTCCAGCGGGCGATGGAGCGCATATGGTCTGAGCGTAAATCGCGGTGACTGCCGGCGCTCAAGCTCTTGGGGGCGCGATTAGGCATTAGACAAAAAATAACAAAAACCGAAAGGAGCACACAAAATGAAATGTGGAGCTTATAACTACAGACTGCGTAAAGTCGCCACCAACACCGAAACCGGCGTAACCTACACCGAAAACGGCATCCAGCTGGTGGGTCTTGCGCAGCACAACCTTAACATCACGTTCAAGCAGGTAGGTTACGGCGACAACCGAAGCCGGGAATTTGAGAAAATTTTTGACAAGGGCACCGCCGACGTCGAAGTTAACCAGATCCCCATGGAAGATTACGCTTACTTTTCGGGCGCGACTTACACCGCGGCTACCGAGTCGCCCGCGGCGCCGGCAGTGCTGACCAAGAGTATCGATGACGTCGCCCCCGTAGTGTCGGAGTTTTACATCGAAAACGTCCGGCGCGACAACGTGAGCAAATGGCGCATCGTATGCCACCCCACCTGTCAGATGACGCTTGGCTCTGCCAACAACGTGCAGACCAAGGGCGCGAACATCACGTTTAACAACGAGAAGCTTCAGCTCGAGGTTTTGCCTCCGGCGGACGGCAAGTGGGAAAAGACCTGGGAATTTGACACCCAGAAAGCAGCCGAGACTCACCTCAACTCGCTCTGTCCGCTGACGGAGACCTAAGTTTTAGCGGGAGGTAACACATGCGACAAAAGCCAGTAACCGTCGGCGGGCAGGCCTTGTGGTTGGCGCTCACCGGCGAGGGCTATATACGCCTTGAGGAGCGCGGCGGCATTAAGTCCGCGGCGGATCTCCTCACCGGCGAAGTCAAGGACATAGAGTCCTTGTGGCAGGTGCTGCTCGACCTTATCGAGACCACCGAGCTGGCGCGCAGATTTTACGGGTACGCCCCAACAAAAATCCCGACACTGGACGAACTGAGGTATACGACATCCGCTCTCGAGCTGTCGGAGCTCCGCGCTGCTGCCGTCACGGTCATCATCGACGGTATGCGGCGCGAGACCGACAGGGATGAGGACAAGGAGGTTGATCTCGGTCTGATAGAGCTTGAGCGCCAAAAACGTCAAAAAAAACCGGAGGGCGACTGATCCGCCCCTATTTCCTCCGCATGTCAAGTCTTGCCGGACTGTCGGCACTTGAGGCACTGGCGGAGGCGCCGGGAGTGGTCATGGATATGTACTACCTGGCTCACCCGCCAAAAAAAGATGAGGAGGATAGACGGCAATGGTAGTAGGAGTAACGCGCTACATCCGCACCCGCGTCGTCATCGACGGCGAGGCGGAATACAAACGTACGCTGGGCAACATCAACGCCGAGCTGCGCAATTTTAAGTCGGCTCTTGAGCTGGTCGAGCAGCAAAACGCCGGACAAGCCAACACATACGACGCGCTTAAACGCAAACTGGAGGCGCTAAACGACGTCTACGCCGCCGAGGAGACCAAGCTCAAAACGCTCAGTCAGCGATACAGCGAGATTGTAGCCGCGCGAAAAAAGCAAAACGAAGAAGTCGGCAAAATCGCCGAAAATCTTGAGGACGAAAAGCGAAAACTTGATCAGCTTATAGCCACAAAAGGCAAAGAGAGCGACGCGGTCAAGAAAGCGACAAAAGAGTACGAGACCAACAAAAAAGCGGTCGACAACCTCACTATTGCCAACGAGGACTACCAGCGCAAGCTGAACGCCCTTGAAAAAGAACAGAACGACGTCCGCGTCGAGATGGACAAGCTCGGTCGGAGCATCAAGGAGACCGAGGGCTACCTGCAGGAGGCGGCCGAGTCGTCCGACGGCATTGCGCACAGCCTTGACAACATGGGCAGAGCCGCCAAGGACGGCAGTGACAAGACCATGGCGGCGGTCAGTAAGGTCGGTAAGGCTTTTGCCGCGGCAGCAATCGCGGCAGTTGTCAAGGGCATCGCCGACGAGCTGAGACGCTGCTCTGATGTAGCCAAAGAGTGGGGCTCGGCGTTTGCCGGCGTCGTTAAGACGGTCGACGGCACCGCCGAGCAGTTAGAGGGCATCGCTCAGGGCATCCGCGACATGTCCATGGACATACCCGCCGCCGCCAGCGAGATAGCGGCGGTAGCGGAGCAGGCGGGACAGCTGGGCATCGCCACCGACGACATCTTAGCGTTTACCCGGGTCATGATCGACCTGGGTAACTCCACCAACCTCAGCGCCGACGAGGCGAGCACCGCGCTTGCCAAATTTGCAAACATTATGAGGCTGCAGGCCGAGGACTACGAGCACATGGGCTCGGCGATAGTCGCCCTTGGTAATAACTTTGCGACCACCGAGGCTGACATCGTCGCCATGTCGACGCGGATAGCCTCCGCCGGTAAGTCGGCGGGACTGTCGACACAGGATATCCTTGCCCTGTCGGCTGCTCTGAGCTCGGTCGGCATCGAGGCTGAGGCGGGCGGGTCGTCTATATCCAATATAATCAAGGACATCGCCAACGCGGTCTCGACTTATGACGAGGCGGCGGAGGTCATCTCCCGCACCGGCATGAGCACCCGGGATCTGGTACTGCTGGCAGATCAGGACAGCAAGGCGTTTGGCGAGATAGCCACGTCCATGTCGCTGACCTCCGCGGAGCTGAGGGACTACATCGACAAGGTCGACACCCTCGACCAGTACGCCACCGTTGCCAACCGCACCGCGGCAGATTTTAAGCGCGCCTGGGGCGAGGACGCCGTGAGCGCTCTCCAAGAGTTTGTCGGCGGTCTGCAGGACACCGAGCGGCTGGGCTCTGACGCCCTGGCGGTGCTCGATAAAATGGAGATAACCCAGATACGGCAGAGTAACGCCGTGCTGGCGCTCTCCGCATCCGGGGGCATCCTCAACGACACCCTGGCGATGAGCCGGGGGGCGTGGGAGGACAACACCGCTCTGATGGAGGAGGCGGCAAAGCGATACGAGACCACCGCCTCAAAGCAAGAGATTTTTAAAAACCAGCTCACCAACTTACGCACCACCATCGGTGAGGCGCTGTTGCCCGCGTATGAGGCGGTCATCGCCCGGCTGGGCGAGTGGGCTGTTGAGACCGAGGCCGTTGTCGCCCGGATGATTGACAGCCGCACCGAGGGCGAGAAATTCCGCGACTCGGTGGGTGCGACATCGACAAAACTGCAGGAAGTCCGCGACGAGTTTAATCGGACGTCCGAGAGCATACAGCAGCAGCAGTTAGAGGCAGAGACACTCCGCGACAAGCTGCTTAAGTTGCTGGAGGCCAACGACGGCACCATTAACAGCGAGGTGCGCATCAAGGACGCGGTCGACCGGCTCAACGAGCTGCTGCCTGACCTCGGTCTGACTTACGACGACCTGTCGGGCAACGTTGACTACCTGACCGAGCGCATCGACGCAAACATTGCCGCCATGCAGCGGCAGGCAAAAGCCGCCGCCTACATGCAAAAGCTGACCGACCTCAGCGCCGGGCAGCTGGAACTGGAGCTAAAGCACCGGGAGGCGCAAAAAGAGGCGGCGCTCGCGCAGGAAAAATCACACGCGGCGCTGGTAAGACACCTTGAGGCACAAAAAAAACTAAAAGAAGCCTACGAGGGTGTTGATTGGTGGCAAGTACGGCGACCTGGCGATGTCCCAAAAGAATTCACCGAAGCTCAAAAAATAGCAGGTGCGGCAAAAAGAGAGTGGGTGGCGCTCAACACCAGCACCGAGGCATATATCGCCGCCCAAAAAGAGGCAGCGGCGGAGCTTAAAAACGTCAACGACGAGATTGACCAGATAGCGCAGCTGTACGCCGAGTTTGCCGACGCCGCCGAGGAGACCGGTCGCCGGCTGGACGCCCGCGAGAAAAAAGACCGGGAGCAGGAGACATCCAAGCCTCCGGAGCCGGCACCGACGCCCGAGCCGGCAAGGCAGACGGAAGCCGACACCAAAACAGCTGATACAATAGCCACCGTCTACAAGACGGACGTCGCCGACACCATAGCGACGGCAGTCGCCAAAACCACCGACGCTATGATGGACGAGACGGCGGAGCGGGCGGCGACAAAAATAGCCGACGCGGCAGACACGGCAGGCGACCGGACGGCAGTCAAGACCGCCGCCGCGGTCAAGGAAGCGGCAAAGGAAGCCGAAAAAGAAGCCGCCGAGCAGGCGCTGACCTACGAAAAAGCGCGGGCACTATGGCTGGAGTACGCCCGCGAAAAGTGGGCAACCCCGCCCACCGAAAAGCAGGTAGCCACCGCGATAACCGGAGCCTTGGAGCAGGTCACCATCACCGCCGAGAGCGTGAGTACATCGACGCCGGGTGTGCAGGAGGAGCTACTCAAGGTCATGCGCACCATGTCGGAGCAACTGACCGCGGCAGACCGGGAGCGGATATCCGAGATAAGCGCTCGGGACCAGGGTCCGTGGGCGCAGGTGATAGCGGCCGCCCGCAAGTCGGGCGACGCCGACGGCAAGACCACCGACGAGATAATCGCTATGTACGAGGAGGTACGCGCCCGCAACAGAGCGGCTGCCCGGACGTACTTTGACATCTTTGGCACCAAGATCCCCGGCTACGGCGAGATGTACGGCAGCGTAGAAAACTACATCAAATCGGTGCTTGAGCCGGCGGAGCTGGAGATTGAGCGGTGGAAAATATTTAACGCAAAAATCCCCAACGCCATGTGGGAAGAGCTTGGCGCGGCGGCAAGAGACCTGACCGTCAAGCTGGGGCTTGCCGAGGGTCAAATCTCCACATGGTACGATGAGTTTGAGCTGACCGGCAATCCGATCCTGACCTGGGTCGAGACGATCACCGACCCGGAACTAGATAAGTATTTTGCGGGCTACCGCCAAAAGGAGTACCGCTTGACAACGCCCGACGTGTCCGCCACCGTCCGATACGGCAAAGAGGACTGGGACAAGTGGTACGGTGAGCGCTATCGCCTGCTGCTTGACATGGATAACCGCTACTACATGGGCGATGTCCACGAGCGGCTGTACCGCGCCGCCGAGGAGGGCGGCTACAGCCTGGGCGATATCGATGACCTCAAGGAGGTCGGCGGCATAGTCGGCAAGGAGCTGGCGCGCGAGTTTTTGGGTCAGTCTCTTGAGCATGTGCTCGAGACATACAGCCTTGACGGCGGCGTATATAAGCAGGGATATCAGGAGGCAATTAACGAGTGGTTAGTGACCTACTATCGCAACGCGGCGGGCTCCACCTTACTTGACGCTTCCGGCGCCGCGCGCAATATCGGCCAGCTCTATGAAATGTACCAGTACCTGGACGGCAATCAGATCAAGTCCGGGTTCCGGCTGGTCGCCGACGCGGTCGGGGATCTGGACGACAACCTGACGGCAGTGATTGAGCGCCTGCCCAAGAGTTTTCGGCTCGACGACCCTCTCAACCGGCAAGACGCTATATATGACTTAGAGGGCATCATCGGCGAGGGCTCCATAGTCGGCGAGGATATCTTGCAGTCTATAACCCCGACGGTCTACATGACCGAGGAGACGCTCAAGATGCTGGACGAGCTCAACCGCCGGCTGGAGGCGACCGGCAAGGCGGACGAGTACGCCGACACGATAGCGACGGTCATCGCCGGGGCGCAGGAGCGATACGACAGCTTTGGCACCGGCGGCGACAACACGGCTTTTAACACCAACCTGCTGGCGACCTTCGGGCGGCTGGCGGCGGAGGTCGGATATGTCGACAGCCGGCTGCCGGACATCTCCAACGCCCGGGGGGAGACGATTACGGTCAATCAGTCCTTTGCCGAGACGCCGCTGACGCCCTACGAGGCGGCAAAGGCGGCAAAGGCCGGCATAGAGGAGGCGCTATATGGCTAATACCGAAGTTACAAGCGACAAGTTAGAGTTTAGCTTTCGGCGAGACGGGTACGACTACCTTGACGCCGACGGACATTTTGAGATAAGCAAAAACGGTATTTACCGCTGGCTGTCCGGCGGCGTGTCGGGGCTGGGTACACCTGACGCGGAGATACGGTCTATGGGGTATGCCGTGCTCCCGGGCGCGCACATACAGAGCGCAAGACTCAAGCCGCGGAGCATGTCAATTAAATTTACACACACTAACCTGGCGTATGCGCCGATAGCGCGAGACAGAATAAATCAGTTTTTTGAGGCAGGCAGCAGCGGCAACATAACGGTACGCAGAGAGCGCGGAGCGTGGACGACGCGTTATATTTTGGAAGCTGTCGATATCCGGCAGGACAATATTTTCCGCGACCGCATCACCGTCACCGTCCACCTGTTTTGCCCGTCGCCGTATTTCCACGCCCCTATTGACCCCACCGATCCGGACAGCGTTTTGACCATCTCCGCTGTCGACGGGTCGTTTGATGTGCCGCGCGGACAAAATCACGAGAGATACATCAGCATAGAGGCCACCGCCAAGGGGCTTGGAGCGTCCGGACTAATCACACTTGCACTTGACGACGCAATCGCTCAGTTGGACGGTTTTACGACAGCCGACAGTTTTTATTTAGTGATGTACCCTGGTGATTTGTATTTGCGGGTGAGCTTATGGCCGCCGCCCGGCATCCTTGCCCCTGAGCGCATCCGCCCCGGGTCGCAGGCGATAATCATACCGAGACAATCGACCTCCGGTGCCCCGGCGCCGAGTACGATAACCGTAACCGCCGAGAGCATGACCGACGTCACGGTGCGGTGGGCAGCCCTGTCCCTTGGAGCGTGACCCATGTTAGAGCTGTACAAATTTAGCAAGCCTCCCTACGGCGTCTGGCGCGAGGCTGACTATATCGCGCTGGTGCCTGACTTTTTCTCGCTGGTCTTCTCGCCCCGGTGGGGGGCGACAGGCAGCTGGTCGGTGAGCTGTCCCGGTCATCACTTTGCCGCCTTCGCGGCGGCGTCCTATGTCCGGGAGACCAACACCGACCAATGGGGCATCATCGACCGGGTGACTTACGACGACCACGTGCTCAAGGTAAGCGGCCGGATGCTGGACGGCATCCTGGATGGCGTGACGCTGAGCCGGGATGTGCAGGACGAGCGGGTCAACAACTTAACGCGTATGGAGGTCTATTATCAGATAATTTTTAACCCGACGACACAGGGCGTGCCGCGGGTCGACGGCAGAGCGGGCGACCGCCTGTCGGAGCTGCGTGAGCAGATAGCGGCCGACACCGGCACCAGCACCCCGCCATACGACCTGACCGTGACATGGACGGCAGACCTCAAGCTGTATGTGGACTGGCGCACGCCGACCGACCGCTCGGAGGGTCAGACCGCCGTGCCTCCGGTGCTGCTGTCGACGTCCAGCGGGCAGCTGACCGCGGCGGCATACAAGCGCGACTGCATCGAGGAGGTCACTGCCGTCACGATCACCGCGACGACCGAGACCTGGGGCAGGATGAGCAGACGCAAGAGCCTGACAGACCAGACGCATATACACAGAGAGGTCATTGAGGACTACCCCCACACCCTTGACGAGAGTCAGGGCGAGCAGGCCGTCGGACTGCGGCTTACCAACTACGCCGAGCGCCGGCTTGCCGAGCTGTCGGCGGCGCGGGAAACCATATCCGGAGAGGTGATAGCGCTCCCGGCGGAGGTAGCGCCGGGCGACATCGTGACGGTCGCGGTGTCGGAGATAGGCGCGCGCCTTGATGTGCGGGTGTCGCAGATAGACACGGTGTGGGAGGGCGGCGGAGTGCGCCGCGTCCCGTACTTTGGCGGCGCAGATTTTGACCTTGCAAAATACATGACCGAGGCGGCGGCAAAGGCCGCGCGCTGGGAAGCCTGGAAGACCAAAAACGGAGGTTAAGGTATGGATATTAAGAGAGTAACACTGACCGCAGGGTCACCCATGTATGTGGATTTTGACGGCCGCACATCGCAGTACTGGCAGGTGTGCAATTTTAGCGCCGGAGACATCCTGGCGTCCTTTGGCGACCAGACGGTGCCGGCGCAGTCGTCCGCCAAGATACCCGCCGGCGCGTCCCGGGTGCTGTGCGGCAAGCTTGCGGCGGCGAGAGGCATGTACGAGTATGCCGGCGTCTGGCTGTCGGGTGCCGGCGAAGCGGAGGTGCAGATGCTGTGATTGGAGTAATTAACGTCCTGCTTCGGCCGATGAGTATGACCCCCGGCGGGGGCGGTGGACTTCCCCCGCTTGATGTGGTCAGCCCTTCCCTTGAAATTGGCAATACCCAATTGACCATTCGATGGACTGACCCGGATGATATCGTCATTGAAGGAACGGTGGTTTCAAAGTGGTCGGGAACAAAGCTTGTAAGAAAAG